GGTTGGCCCATCGAATAGGGGGGCGGTCGCAAAGTTCAGGTCGATCGGCTTCTAGACCGGCGGCGACCCACAAAAACCATAAACCGTAACAGAAAAGTTTTTTCGTTCAGGATTGGTGAACAATGGCGAAGCGCGGCAGGCAGTCTGCAGCGGCGTTAGAGATTGCGTCCGCTCCTGGCTCGATAGAGACGGTAGAGCGCCCTGACGCTCCCTACGATCTGACAGACGAGCAGGCGGCTGAATGGTGGGCCGTGGTCAACCGGCTCCCGGCTGATTGGTTTCCCCGAGAGACGCATGCGATGCTGGCCGACTATTGCCGGCATGTCGTGAAGTCGCGCCGCATCGCGCAGCTCGTGGCTGATGCTGAGAGCAAGCCGGTCATCGACGTTGATGCGCTGGACAAGCTCTACAAGATGGCAGAGCGGGAGAGTCGAGCTATATCGTCGCTGGCAACGCGAATGAGGATCAGCCAGCAGGCTACCTCGACGCACAGGGCGAACAAGGGCACCAAGGGCGTCCGCAAGCCCTGGGAGAGCTAGTAGATGGCTCCAAGCAAGCCGCGGCGAAAGCGGGCAAGCGCTCCTAAGGTTGAGACTCGGGCCGAGCGCAATATCCGTTGGATCGAGGCCTACTGCAGGGTCCCAGAGGGGCGGCTGGTTGGTCAGCCCGTCAGGCTCAGGGATTGGCAAAAGAACGAACTGAGGAAGATCTACGACAACCCGAATGGGACACGTCGCGCGATCATTTCCTTCGGACGCAAGAATGGGAAAACTGCGCTGGCGGCGTTCCTTCTCTTGCTCCACACATGCGGGCCGGAGGCGAGGCCCAATTCGCAGCTGTATAGCGCTGCTCAATCGCGCGATCAGGCAGCTATCCTGTTTGCGCTCGCGGCCAAGACAGTTCGGATGTCGCCTGACCTGGCGGCTGTAATCATTATTCGGGACACGGCGAAGCAGCTTTTCTGTGAGGAGTTGGGAACGCTCTATCGAGCTCTCTCCGCGGAAGCGGCCACGGCCTATGGTCTGAGCCCAGTCTTCATCGTGCATGACGAGCTTGGGCAAGTACGCGGGCCACGATCGGAGCTGTATGAGGCGCTGGAAACGGCGACTGGTGCACAGGATAGCCCGCTGTCGATCGTCATCTCGACGCAGGCCCCGAACCCCACGGACCTTCTGTCCGTACTGATCGATGACGCGAAGACCGGAGCGGACCCGCGTGTTGTCCTGAGCCTCTACACGGCGCCGGATGATGCGGACCCATTCGAGGCAGAGACGATCAAGCAGGCCAACCCGGCCTTCGGGGACTTTCAGAATGCGGAAGAGGTCCTGGCGATGGCTGAGGACGCAAGGCGCATGCCTAGCCGCGAGCCGGAGTATCGAAATCTGATCCTGAACCAGCGCGTCGAAATGATGTCCCCTTTCATCTCGCGCGCCGTGTGGCAGTCGTGCGGTGACCCTGTAGCCAAGCGCTTTGATGGTCCTGTCTATGGCGGCCTCGACCTGTCTAGCGTGAACGATCTGACTGCCAAGGTTTATGTCTCGGCCGTCGACGGGAAATGGCACGTCAAGCCAACGTTCTGGCTGCCTGGCGAAGGTTTGGCTGAGAAGTCCCGCAATGATCGTGTGCCCTACGACACTTGGCACAAGGACGGGTTCCTGCGCACCACGCCGGGACGCACGGTCGACTACGAGTTCGTCGCGACAACGCTCTACGAAGACTGCCAGCACATGGATGTTCGCAAGATTGCGTTCGATCGGTGGAACTGGCGGCACCTGAAGCCCTGGCTTCTCAAGGCCGGCTTCAGCGAAGACCAACTTGAAGGCGACAACGCAATCTTCGAGCAGATGGGGCAGGGCTATCAGTCCATGTCGCCGGCGCTGCGCGACCTCGAAAGTGACCTGCTCGACGGGCGCATCGCTCATGGGAACCACCCGGTTCTGACGATGTGCGCAGCGAATGCAGTGGTAACCGCTGACCCGGCCGGCAATCGCAAGCTCGACAAGGCTAAGGCCACAGGGCGCATCGACGGCATGGTTGCACTAGCGATGGCCCGTGCCGTTGCTGGCACCTACCAAGAAAATGAGGATGCCGGCATGAACGACTACTTCAAGAGCCTGGCAGGTGCCGCGTGAACCTATTGCAACGGATGGCTTACAAGGCCGCGGCGACTGTGCTGCGTAGCCTGACGGTTCGCGAGCCGGATGGCTGGCATACGGACGGAATGCGCGGCGATGCCGGCGAGGTCGTGACCAACGAGTCTGTGCTTGGCCTGTCTGCAGTATGGGCGTGCGTGAACCTGCTCTCCGGCACTATCGCCAGCCTGCCGCTGATGGTCTACCGACGTGATGCCAACGGCGAGCGTGTTGTTGCGAAGGATCACCCGCTCTATCGAGTCCTGCACGATAGCCCCAACTACGATCAGACGTCTCTGGATTTCTGGGAGTTTTCCTGCGCAGCCATAGAGCTATGGGGCAACGCCTACGCCCTCGTCGAGCGCAGCGCTGGTCAAGTGCGTGGACTCCACCCGATCAACCCCGCGAATGTTTCGGTTCGCCGCCTGACAAACGGCACGCTCGAATATCGTTGGACGGAAGACGGCAAAACATACGTCGAGACGGACCGAACGATGCTGCACATCCGCGGCTTCGGCGGCAATCCACTCGGCGGCATGTCGACGCTTCATTTCGGCCGGAACACATTTAGCCTTGCTCGGGCGATCGATCGTTCGGCGGGAGGCACATTCAGGAACGGTCTCCGCCCATCCTTTCAGCTGGTCTTTGAAAAGTGGTTGACGCAAGAGCAGCGGCAGCTCGCTGAGACCGTCTTGATGGAGAAATATGTTGGCGCGATGAACTCGGGCCGCCCATACATATCGGAAGGTGGCGCGAAGCTGGAAACGCTGTCCATCAACCCGGAAGACGCTCAGATGCTCGAGTCGCGTGGCTTCTCAGTCGAAGAGATATGCCGCTTCTTCGGGGTCCCCCCATTCATGATCGGCCACACGGAGAAGTCGACCAGCTGGGGTACCGGCCTTGAGCAGCAGACACTCGGCTTCCAGAAGTTCACGCTCCGCCGCCGTCTGAAGCGCATCGAGCAAGCCTGCGAAAAGCAACTGCTCACGCCAGACGACAGGGCACGTGGCGTTACCATCGAATTCAATCTGGAAGGCCTCCTGAGGGCGGACAGTGCGGGCAGGGCGCGCTTTTATCAGCAGATGACCGCCATCGGGGCCATGACCATCAACGAGGTCCGCGCGCTGGAAAACTTGCCTCCTGTAGAGGGTGGTTCGGTCCCGAGGATGCAGATGCAGAACGTTCCTATTACCGAAGGCGACCGCGAGGCCGTTCGCCAGATCATCGCGGAAGAACAGGAATAGCCGATATGAAAACCAAGGACTTCGCCCTGCAGGTCAAAGACCTGTCGGAAGACGGCATCTTTGAAGGCTACGCCAGTACATTCGGCGGATCCCCAGACTCGTATGGGGATGTGGTGGCCCCCGGCGCTTTCGCGGAAAGTCTCGTAAAGCATCGGCGCGACGGCACCATGCCGATGATGTTTTTCGGCCATGACGCTAGCGAGTTGCCGATCGGTGACTGGTTGGAGTTCGCGGAAGATGGAAAGGGCCTGTGGGCCAAAGGCGCTCTCGACTTGGAAGACCCGGTGAGCATTCGCGTCCACCGCGCAATGAAGCGCAAGCGCGTACGTGGATTGTCAATCGGGTATCGCATCCCCGCGGGCGGCTCAAAGCCCGACGAGAAGCGACCGGGCGTCACGATCCTTGAGAAGGTCGATCTTGTCGAGGTCTCTGTCGTCAACATGCCGGCGAACAAGCGGTCGCTGGTGGATGTGGTCAAAGCAGGGGTGTTGACCGTCAACGAGGCCCGCGCCCTCGAAGGTCTACCCCCTTTAGAAAAACAAAGCCGCATGGATGAATTCGCCCGTCGTCTGCGCGATGGCGATCCCATGCCGATCAAGGAATTCGAGGACATCCTGAGAGAGTCAGGTGTTCCGAAAAGCATGGCCGTAGCGATCGCCTCGCACGGCTATGCCAAGGCCATTCGGAGTGAGTCCGAGGGCGATCAGGCGAACGACGCCGTGGCTTTGCTTGAGGCACTGCGCGGCTAATCCCAACCCCATCGCTCACGGAGAACGCTATGAGCAAGAAATTATTTGTGGCGGGCGGCGCATCGGCCGCTTTTGTCATTGCCTCAATGGCCGCATTGCCCTTCGGCCCGCGCATCGCCTTCGAGCCCGAAGGACATTCTGGCCGTGGCGACAATAAGTCGGTGGCCGAACTGGCTGCCGAAATCAAGGCCGAGCATCAGAAGTCTGTTGATGTCGTGAAAGCGATTGCCGAGGAAGCGCTCGGCAAGGCCAAATCCGGTGAGGAAGTGACCAACTCTCTGAAGGAGAAGGCTGACGAGGCGCTTCTTAAGATGAACGGCCTTACCGAGCAGGTCGCTGAACTTGAGCAGAAGATGGCTCGCGGCGGCAGGGGCGGCGACGAGCGCGAAAAGTCACTTGGTGAGCAGTTCGTAGAGTCGGAAGGCTTCAAGTCCTTTGCTGACAGCGGCTTTGCCAAGAGTGCCCGCGGCGCGGATATCCGCATCAAGGCAACGCTCACTTCCCTCACGAGCGATGCGGCTGGTTCTGTCGGTGACGCGATCGCGCCAACGCGCCTGCCTGGTATTCTTCCTCTCCCTCAGCGCCGGCTTACCGTACGCGATCTTCTGACCCAAGGGCAGATGGACGGCAATGCGCTGGAGTACGTCAAGGAAACTGGCTTCACCAATAGCGCCGCTCCGGTAGCTGAAGGTGCGGCCAAGCCGGAGTCGGACCTGAAGTTCGACATTGTCACCACGTCCGCCAAGGTCATCGCGCATTGGATGAAGGCATCCAAGCAGGTTCTGTCTGATATCGCGCAGCTTCGCTCGATGATTGACCAGCGCCTGCTCTATGGTCTTGCCTACGTAGAGGAAACTCAGCTCCTCAACGGCGATGGAACCGGCCAGAACCTGCACGGGCTCATCCCGCAGGCGACGGCTTACTCGGCTCCGTTCACGCCGACCGACGGCACGGCGATCGACACCATCCGCCTCGCCGCCCTCCAGGCTGCGCTCGCGGAATATCCGGCCACCGGTATCGTCATGAACCCGACCGACTGGGCTCGCATCGAACTGACCAAGGATGCTGGCGGAAACTACATCATCGGCGTACCGCAGGGCGGCATCAATCCGACCCTCTGGGGCCTGCCGGTCGTCGCAACGAAGGCGATCACCGTGGACAAGTTCCTGGTGGGTGCGTTCAAGCTCGGTGCTCAGGTCTTTGATCGATGGGATGCCCGCGTCGAGACGGGATACGTGAACGACGACTTCACCAAGAACCTTGTCACGATCCTGGCTGAAGAGCGGCTTGCGCTGGCCGTGTATCGGCCGGAGGCCTTCATCTACGGCGATCTCGGGTACGTCTCCTAAGAGATCGGCTCGGTAAGGCGGGCGGCTTCGGCTGCCCGCTCTCTGAACTGATGGAAGGAATTCCCATGGCAATCAAATCCAAGCAGCAGGCCAAGCGGAGCTTTGCGGGCTTCCTCGGCGCGAACGAAGGCGATCGGCCGGAAGCGCCTGAGAATACGACGGCCCCGGCTATCACCGGAACCGCTCAGGTAGGTGAAACGCTCTCAGTAACCCCGGGCGAATGGGCTGGGGTCGCTGCGCCGTCGCTGTCCTATCAGTGGGAAGCAGACGGCGAGCCGATTTCAGGCGCTACCGGGACAACCTACGCGCCTGTTGAAGATGACGTTGGAGTGGAGATCACTGTGACCGAGACGGCTGTGAACTGGAAAGGGTCCGCGTCTGTGACGAGCGCCCCGACGGATGCAGTCATCGCAGCTGAAGAGGAATAGCAGCTATGAAATACACCGTCATCCGCCAGCACTTTGGCGACCGGATGTATATGCCGGGCGAAGAACGTGAGGCAACTGCCAGCGACGTGCAGCATCTGGTGAAAGCAGGCGTCCTGCAGGAAGCCAAGGCCAAGGCTGAAAAGCCCGCCGCCAACAAGGCCGAGAAGTCGGCTCCGAAGAACAAGAGCGCTGACTGATATGCACCGTCCCGTCCTTGTCACGCCAGCAACGGAACTGCCTGTCTTGATTGAAGAGGTGAAGCTTGCGCTGCGCATAGACGAGGCGGAATTGGACGCCGAAATTGAAAGCCAGATCCAGGCTGCCGTCGCCCACTATGAAGGCTGGAACGGCATCCTCGGCATATCCATTGCGGATCAGGAGTGGCGGCAGGACTATGACCGGTTCGATCGCGAGCTGCGCCTGCTTGTCGGCCCAGTGCAGCCGGAAGGCATGGCAGTGACCTATCGCCGCCCGGATGGCCAGCTAGCGACGGTGTCACCTTCCTCCTACTCCTTGCGCACAGACAGCGCGGGCAGGGCAAGCGTGCGCTTCGACGCCAGCTACCAGTTACCCACCGATCTGCATGAAAGCGGCGCGGTCTCGGTGACGTATCGGGCGGGCTATGCGGAGGTGCCACACGACATCAAGACGGCCATTAAACTCCGCGTGCAGATGATGCTGGACGAGGCCGCGCAAGCGAACCTTCAGCATCTTGAGCGGGCTGAGGATGCGCTCATAAGCAAGTATCGGCGGATGGGGATCTAATGACCGTCGCTCAGAACCTTGACCGCCGCATCACCATTCGCCGCCAGACAGAAGGCGGGAGAGACGAATGGAACCTGCCAACTCCGGGCGAGGTGATTGAGTTCACGGTATGGGCAGCACGCCAGGACGCCTCGGACGGGGAGCGTATGGCGGCGGGCAGCGTCGGCGGCTATCGTATGACACGGTTCATCGTCCGCCACTCAGAGCGCACAGCCGGCATTCTGCCGAGCGATGAGTTGGAGCACGAAGGTCGCAGGTACAATATCATCGGCACCAAAGAGACACAGGATGGTCGTCGCCGCTTCATCGAGATCACGACGAATGTGGATACCGATTAGATGAAGACGACGGTGCGCACAGAAGGCTTTGAGGAACTGGACAAGGCTCTAGCCGAGCTCCCAAAGGCCACCGCCAAGAACGTGATGCGGCGCGTACTGCGGAAGGTCGCGCAGCCGATGGCCGACACGATGAAGGCGAAGGCCCCCGATGACCCGAAGACAGGCGGCAACGACCTCCGATCATCCATAGGCGTCGGCACTCAACTGTCAAAGCGGCAACGCGGCTTGCACCGGAAGATGTTCAAGAACGACAAGGCGTCGGTCGAAGTGTTCGTCGGGGCGGGGCCCGTCCCGCAGGCTCATTTGCAGGAATTTGGTACTGTCCATCATGGGCCCCAGCCGTTTGCCCGACCCGCGTGGGACCAGCACAGGGAAGAGCTTATCCCCCAGATAGGCGATGAGATGTGGGCCGAGATCGAGAAGGCCGCGCAGCGTCTCGCACGCAAAGCCGCCCGACAGGCAGCGAAAGGCAAATAGCTCATGGAAGCAGCATTGCTATCCCTGCTTGCGCCGGTCGCAGGCGGGCGGCGGTACTATGTGCGAGCGCCCCAGGGTGAGCCATACCCACATCTTGTCCTGAACCGGGTCTCGGGCAACCCCAACTACACGATGGCCGGGCCGAACGGGTTCGTGCGGACGCGGGTGCAGATCGACGTCTACGGGAACACCTGGCCATCGACGTTCTCAACGGCGCAGGCCGTCCAGGCTCTGCTCTCCGGCTATACCGGCGTGGTCGGCTCGACCCGCTTCCAAGGCATCTTCATTGAGAGTGTCCAAGACCTGCCGGCCTCGGATGCTGGGGACGTTACGCAGCTCTACCGCATCTCCATCGACATCATGATCCACCACACGCCTGCATAGGAGCACTGAAATGACCGACGCAATGATCGGGTATCAGACCAAATACAGCATCCGCGCAACTGCCGGGTCGAGCGGCACGCTCACTGAGATTGCCGAGGTGATTAATGTGACACCCGGCGAGGCGACCGCTGACCGCATCGACGCGACCCATATGCAATCGCCCAACCGCCGACGCGAATACATATCGGGCCTCATCGACAACGGTGAAGCGTCTTTTGAGATCAACTGGGTGCCGGGTTCTACGACCGATGAGTTCATCCGAGGGCTATTTGAAAGCGGCGAGACGCGGGAGCACCAGATCGAATTCCCGAATGGCGTCACCGTCACCTACGAGGCCAGCATCATCGGCTATTCGAAGGCTATCCCCATTGATGACCGCATGACGGCCACGATCACCGTTGCTGTATCCGGCGCTGAAACCTGGGGGACGGCAGCCTAATGGCAAACGACATCAGAGGCGAAGTCGGCTTCACGGCGGTCGGCAAAGATTGGACGCTGAAGCTTGGGAACGGGGCTGTCCGTCACGTTGAGAATGAGACGGGCAAATCCTTCACCCAGATCGGCAAGGACTTGTCGAATGAGGCAACGGCTTCAATCTCACTCCTTACGCAGGTATTTTGCGCAGCGCTCAAGCGTCATCACCCAGATGTCACGATGGAGGATTGCGACGACATCATAGATGACATCGGCCACGAGCAGGCTGGCACGCTACTTGGCAAGGCGTTCGAACTGATGCAGCCAAAGGGCGCTAAGGCAGGTGCTGCGCGCCCTCGGAAGGCGACGACCGGATAGACTGGCCGTCGCTGATTACTGCTTGGTGTGAGGCTGGGCAGCCTTATGAATTGTTCTGGGAACTGACGCTTTACGAGGTCAGTCTCATCATCGAAGGCGTATCAAACAATTGGAAGAGGGAGCGTGATGAAAGCCTCTTCCTGGCGTGGCACACAGCCTATCTCACAGCCTACGCGCCGCAGAAGCCCAGCAAGTTCGTGAAGCTGGACAAACTGATCGGCGCGACGAGCCGAACGCGGGGACGGCGGATGACCCCGGAGGAGATCGAGGCTGTCACTCGCTCTTGGTTAGCTGGAAGAAAGCGGAGGACATGATGCCGACGCCGCGCGTTTATGCCGCCGGTTGACTCCTGTTCCATAGTGTCTGTCCATTAGACGGGGAGGACGCAATGAACATTTTCAAGTGGTTTACAGGTAATCGCCCCGCACCTTCGCTGCTTCGCCCCGGCAGGGGTTGGACAACGGATATCTATGGGGAAAGCAACTACCAGCCGGCGCTTTCCAAAGCGTATAGACGCCATGGAGGCACCGGCAGCGACTTAAAGGTTTCGGCAACGCTCGTGCCTGAGCAGAATAATAAACATGACTCCAATGCCGTGCGCGTCGAGATCGACGGATCCACTGTCGGATATCTACCACGTGAGAAGGCGGCGGAGTATCGCGCCAGCCTCGGCGCTCAAAGCGGGCAATGCGGCGCAAAGATTACGGGCGGACACGAACGGTACAATGGCGAACGAGCCTTTTTCGGCGTGAAGCTAAATATGCGCTGGCCGCCATCGATAGCCAGCTAGTTGTCCTTGAGCGGGTCGATAGGAGTAGCTGGCTCGCCCGGCTGGCCACCCCGGAGTTCCATTTCTATCCTCGCAGCGCCAGCAGCTTCGTAAGGGCTGCAAGACTCAATCGCCCGTGACGCACTCATCACGATGTCGCGCCCCAACTGACCATCAGGCTCAAATTCGATGGTCTTGAGGTCTTCGACGCCCCCCTTCGCATTCAAGTGGACATCGAAAACGATCCTGGCGTCTCCGTCGTACCCAGACGGGGGGAGCCAGCAATGGTTGGCACGATCCTCAATGCTTTGAGCCATCGCGGGTGCAGTCGCGAGCATAGCGACCAGAGCCAAAAGCTTTCTCATTCAAACTCCATCGGGGTTATTGCATGGCACAATCAGTTATTGGGGCGCTCCGTGTCAACCTGGGGCTTGACAGCGCGGAGTTCTCCGAGGGGCTCAAGAAGGCTGAGAATAGCAGCAGCAAGTTTGCCTCCGCCATGAAGGTGGGCTTTGCCGCCGCCGCCGCTGCGGCCACCGCTGCTCTCGGTGGGTTGGCTGTGGCAGTCCGGGCCAATCTCAGCGCTATTGACGACCTCGCAAAAACCTCCTCCAAGATCGGCATACCGATCGAGGAGCTGTCAAAGCTCAAATATGCCGCCGATCTTTCGGGCGTCTCGATGCAGGGTCTGCAGACGGGGGTTCAGCGCCTTTCACGCAATATGGCCGATGCCGCGAAAGGTACGGGCGAGGGGGCCAAGGCATTTGAGCGTCTTGGCATTCAGGTGAAGGACAGCGATGGCCGGCTGAAGTCGTCCAGTGCAGTTCTGGCGGAACTTGCTGACCGCTTCCAAAAGATGCCGGATGGCGCGGAGAAGACCGCGCTTGCAATGCAGTTGATGGGGCGCTCCGGCGCGGACATGATCCCCATGCTCAACGGCGGGTCGGAAGCCCTGAACGGCCTTATAGAAGAGGCCAAGTCTTTCGGTTTGGAGATCAGCGCCGAGACGGGAAAAGCGGCCGAAGCTTTCAACGACAACATGTCGAGGATCGGCTACGCCATCAACGGTGTGGGGCTGTCCCTCACGGCGGCACTTGCCCCCGTCATGGTCGTCGTGTCCGATGCCTTGGTCGGTCTTGCCCGCGGCTTCATCAGCCTGCTGGACTACCTTCCGCAGGTGGCTGAATACGCTGCTGTGGCAGGGGG